AAACTAGTATCTGTTAATGTTTCTACATATGGCACTGCTCCAAGCATTGCATTTACACGCATTTTTCCAAGTACTACAGGAATTGCTCCATAGCGATTGCTTTGATTAGCAGCACCACTAAAAGCATTAACAGGTGCGGCACTTCCTGGATCTTTGCCATTTAATGGGCGAATAGGAAAAGCGGCATTAATAAGTGCCATACCTGCCATATTAATAGCCATAGTACCAACAATTTTACCTGTTGTAGTTACAGTAGCTGCTTCTGTATACCCTGCTACAGTAGCACCACCTTCTGTAAGGCCCATCGCAGAGCCTAGTTCTGCGCCGTATACGTTTGCTACATATATTAGTGCAATCATAGCAATCATGCGGAAAGTATCTTTTCCTTCAGGTACTACTTTGTAAACTATACTTTGACCTGCCTGAACTCGTATAGTATTCCAGTCCGACTGCGGAACTTTAATACCATCTAAAAATAACACTAATTTTTTAGCAAAATAATCACTGATTTTATAAGCATCAATTAAATTTTGTGATACATCAGATAGCGTAGATCCCGCAATAGCTAGATCTGTATAATTTGTTTGTTTAAAAGGGTGTGGTTTACCCGCCAGCATTGTACTAGCTTGTGTAGAATACTTATAATAACCTTCAATACGTTTAGTCCACTTTGGGCTATTAACAGATTCTACAACACTATCCATACCGTCGCGGGCATGAATAAACTTATCTTCACCAATATAGACGCCTACATGAAAAGGCTCACCTAATATATTGAATACTATAACCGAACCAACTTCAGGCTGTTGTACTTGTGACCAATTATTTTTATAAAGATCCATCATACCAAGAATACGGGAATCGTAAGCACCTGAATACTCTTCAGTATAGCTTGGTAATTCAATACTATATTCTTGCTTATAAAATAAGCGCACTAATCCCCAGCAGTCAATTCCGCTTTCATCTCTGCCATTAGTGGCATAAGGTAATCCAATATATTTATTATACTTCATTAGAATAATCCTGGAAAATTGGCTGGAGTAAAAGTAAAGCACGGAAACGGTTCGCGGCTAAGGCTAACCATGTTTAAATCAAACGTAATTTGTTCCGCGTTATATGTAACATTGGTTATTTTAAAACCTGAAAAACTAGTTTCAATACGATCAGGACTACTTGCTAATACCAGATCAATTTGTACACTAACAGGGCTTGTTAGATGTGTACGAATAAGTTCTATAGCTTCACGAGTAACAAAGTTTAAAACTAAACTACACTGTGCGGCTCCTGCTTCTTGTTCACCTGGCAATGATATTTGCATAGGTAAAAATAAATAGTCTTTTGAATTACTAGTAACTCCGTATGTAACGTCTGTGTCTGTTGTCAGCGAAGCAATACGATTTGTATAACCATCTGCTAAACGAATAGGATTTGCAGCATCTGCCGGATTAGTAATAGTAATAAGCAAAATTAATGCCTCGGGAGTTTCCGAGGCAAACATTGCTCTAACAGCTGATTGTGATAAACTATTTAGTCTGCTCATGGCATCACTTCAAATTTAAGACTAGTAGACCAGTATCCTGGTGCCATATACTGTAAACTAAAAAATTCTCCACCGCTGCCTGGTATAATACGTACTTCTATAGTTGTACCAAGTATTCGTGGATGAGGAAAAGTAAAACGATTAGTACCTGCAATACCTGGAATAGGACTAGCTGTAGGTAGATTTTTTATAAAAGCTTCGAGCGTTTGTGTTTGTGCAGTGGTCATTAAAAAGTTTACATTTAACTCACTAGGACGACTAGCCCTGCGTCTTTGTTTCGCAGGGCCGGCATCTGTAGCTGAACGTATAACATTAACTCCAATTGATTCCGTAAAGCCTTTTTGAGGTACTTGCGGAAGTGTTGTAGGCCATGGTAATACTGCCATTTATTATCTCCTTGCCACTAATGGTGATGTGCCATAACTGGCTGTCATTGCTTGTTGAGTATTTGATCCTACGCGATTTAACTCGCCTGCTACCATATCCCCAATTATTACTTCGATTCGACGATTTCCACGTGAGTCTGTGGTTTCTTTGGTAGTTGCTTTTTCGCTGCCATAGTTGTTAACAACTACATCAACGTTTGACCCACCACCACCTCCACGAACTCCCAGATTACCATTACTATCGCGCTTTAGGGGCATAATAGCTTCAGGACCTGCTTCACCCATTAAACCAGTACCTTTAGCAAACTTAAAATAAGTTGGCTGATTAACAATGCCGTTAGTAAACATTCCGCCTTTAGCAAATGTTTTTAATCCAGCATCGTATACTCCACCTTTAGCATTATTATAAAAATCTGGGTCGCCCATAGGGCCCATAGGAGATGGACTATTAAAGCCTATTGCTCCCATAAATAACTTAGCTAATCCACCTGCACCACCTAATCCTGAGAATAAGGCAATTTGTTGTTGTTGAATCTCATAACGCAACAAACCTTCAATAAAGCTATTAATCATGTCTTTGAAACTTAGTTTACCAGTTTTAGTAAAGTTAACAATAGCGTCTTCCATGCCCTTAAAACCTTGCTTAAACATTTCTGTGTATGCTAGCTGCCTATTTGTAGTGTCTGCCATTGTTTGTGCACTATCAATCTGTGCTTGTGTTACTAACAAGATTGCAGATCTTTGCGATTTGTAATTTTCTAATAGTCGTGCACGTGCTGTATCATCTTCTGTCTTTTTAGATCCTACGTAGAAACCACCTGCTGCTTCCATATCACGATCTAATTTTTCAACTTCTTGATTATATGCACGTTGAGCTGCAGTTAATTGCTTGGTTTGCTCTAACTTTGTTTCCTCGACTTTTAATAGGTTTAATTTTGTTCTTAAGGACTCGTCATCGAGCATACCAAGTTGACCTTGCAAAGTTAGATTATCTTGAGTAATTTTATTAATAGAAATTTCTTTATCTAAAGCGGCAGAACTAACAATAAACGCTTGTTCAGCTGTTTTAGCATCGCGGTCTTTTATACTTAAAGCTGATGAAACAGATGTAAGTCTTCTTGCTGCAGCATCTGCCTGATCTCGTTCTTCTTTAGTTAGTGTTTTTGCTGTAGCAGCATTTTCTCTGGTATATTCTAGGTTCTTTAGGGATTCTTCTGATTTTAAAAAGCCTTGTACCGCCTGTGCTTTTAGTATTGCTAAGTTAGATTTTTCGCCATCTACTAGGATATCGAGTCTTGATTTTTGTAATATAAAATCTTCATTCTTTTTGTTAAATTCAGCTTCAGTCATTGAATTTTTTTCAACTGCAAATGCTGCCTGAGCTTGATCATTTTTTCGTTGCTGATCTCCAAGCTCTTTTAACTTGTTGAAACTTTCACCGTCAAGTTTAGCAAGCTTAGTGTTTAGCTCAACCAGTTTTCCTTTTTTATCTAAATCTTGCAGTTGTTGTTGTACTGCTGCACGTGCTTGAGCTGAGCCAGTAACTTCGCCTAAGCCTCGCAAAGTGCTTGCTGGTGCAATACCACCAAGTTGGCCTGTGTTGCTACCAACAGACGCGATTTCAGCGCTTAGTTGAGTAAGAGTTTTTCCCCTATTCTCTTTAATACTAGTAATCATTCTCCTGTCGTCTGCTAAATCCCTGTTAGCAGGATTGCGAAGTAGCGCGTTCTCAAGATCACCTCCATCCAATCCTGAGAGACCTCTGTCTCTTAATTTACCTTCAAAAGCAGATTCTAGCATAGCTAAGCGTAAGTTATCAGTAGATTCTATTAGGCTCATCTGCACTTTTAGTAAACTTCTATCTATCTTAAGTCCTTCAAGGTCAATTCTTTGCTGAATTTCTGCTTTTAGTACTGGATCTGCTACGCCGCCTAATGCTGCCTTCTGAAGTTCTAGTCCAGCTTTTGCAGCAGCAGCTACTAAGTTTCTAGTAAAAGTGTCAATATTAGCTAATAAACCTTCTCTCATTGAGGTTGCGAACTTTGCTTGAGCACTCTGTAGAGAGCCACTAATTGCACCTCTTGTAGTGTCTAGCCCAGCATTTGCTTCTTTAAGGCGCTTTATTGCATCTGTAGCAGCTGCAAGTTCTTTGCTTTCACTCACAGTTGTTGGTCCAGTAGCCAGCCTAGCATATTTATCTACAATAGTCTGTTGCTCATTTAAAGCATTGTTGTATAGTGTCTGTTTACGCTCTACTTCTGCTAATTCTGTGCTAAGAGTTTTTAACTCATCTGAGGTTGATAATATATTCTTTGCAGCTTCTAAAGGGAATAATTGTAAAAAATTAATATCTGTGCTAAGTCTAGTTAGTTCTGTAAGCTTTTCTGGTAAATTTGCACCTTCTAATGCATTATTTAACTCTAAAATCTTTTTGGTGCTTTCTTCTGCAAACTTAGTTAGTGGAGTAGCGTTTTTAGTAGTATTTATAAGGTCTTGATAAATCTTACTACTCTCTGCTAAACCTTCTCTAAAGGTTTTAAGAGAGCCTGCAGAAGCTACTGCCTTTTTGCCCGAGTCTTCTATAACTTTAGCAACAGCACCTCTTATAACAGGACTAGAATTAGCTAAAGCTTTTTCAATTGCACTTATAGAAGATTCAGCAGGTAACTCTAGTAGTTTTGCAATTTCTTGTTGTATAGCGCGACCATTAGCAGATAATTTTACAGCACTTTCTAATGAATTGCCTATTTGTTTTGCTAATAACTGTTCTGAACTACGGCCTATAATGCTTGCTAAAAAGTTAATGGTACTGTCGGCCCAGTTACGATTCTTTATTTCTGTTTCAATATCCGTAAAAGCTTTAGACATACTTCCGCCTAAGCTTTCAAGAGCTGTTCCTTTGGCAAATATATTGTCTACAGAAATACGCTCTAATGGATCTAATTTACCTAAACGCTCTAAGACTCGAAAAGCATTTTCTGAATTTTCTTTTAATAAATCTAGTGAACCTGCAAATCTTGCGGCTGCTTCTTCGTTATTTCGGAATAGTGGAAGTGCAGCAGTTAGTACTGTTATACCTATACCTACAGGTCCTAAAAATCGACTTAATCCTGATATAGCAGTACCAATAGTACCCGCTCCTGCAATAACAATTCCAGCAATACCTGTTCGTATTTTTTGGAATTTACCAGGTAACTTGTCGAGATCTTTCATCATCATACCAATAGCTGGGCCAAATCCCAGCTGTGTTTGATTTCGGCTTACATCGCTTAGTATGTCTAAGCGCGTAGCTCTATCTCGAGCACCTTTAGCTGCACTAGCGCGAAGAAAATCTCCGGTTCTTTCAAAAATACTGCCGCCGCTGGCTTTGCTTAGCGCAGCATCTTGTGCAGCATTTAAAGCCTTTATATCATTTCGTAAAGCAATAACTACTGCTCGCTCTTTTTGAAGTGCTAAAATTTGGGCATTGTTAATATCTAAGCCTTGACGTCTTAGTGCATTTATTTCTTTACTGTATCGGGTCTGCTCTGCTCTTAAAGATCTATCGTCTGTACCAGCACCACCTTTAAGAACGCGCTTAGAAAGGTCTGTATCCATCTGTGCCATTTTTACACGACTAGCACGATAAGCTTCTTCTGATTTCCTTAGATTAGCTTCTAGCTGAGGTACTTTAAAGGCTGCGTTTGTACGCTCAACAAAGCCTTCACCAAAACTTGCTGCAATATCCGAACTACTTTGTCTAGCAGCATCTGCTGCAGCTTTTAAGCCGGATCTCCACTGTCCAATAGCAGGCAGGGCGTCTTTTACAATCTTAGCACCAATTAAACCTATAACACCAACTAATAAACCTGTGTTATTAGACAGCAGTTTTGCAAAAGGTCCTAATACGTTATTTACAATCTCTAAACCTGCTTGTGCTACGTTCTTTAGTGTAGCTAATAACTTATCATAAGGGTTAGTAGGTATTTCGACTTGTCCAAACTTGCGAGCACCTTCTTCAAGTACAGCATTAGCAAAAGCTTGGCGTTTTTCAAAGTCTGTTAGTGCTGAAACTGGTTTACCAATAGCGCGTGCATAATCTTCAGTAGCTTTACCAACTTTAGTAAATATACCCAATTCGTCCAGTAATTCAGGCTCAAGCTTTGTAATACCGCGAGTCAAACGACTAACAGCATCTGACATATTAACGCCTAGCGCTTGTGAAGCTTTCTTGGCAACGTCACCTAACTTCAAAAACTGTGTTTGTGACAAGCCACTAGAAACGGCTTTAGCAGTTGCCTCCATAGACTCGCGTAAGCTAATAGCTCCACCGCTGGCTTCTGAGAATCGCTTAGCTAAACCACCCATAGCTACACCGCTGGCAGCACCTAATTGGTTTAAGCCTTGAATCATGTTTGTTGTGTTCATAGCTTCGCTGAGTGCGCGAAATGCAGCACCTGCAGCAAAAATATTGGCAGCATATACAGCGTATAAACGAACTAAACCGTCTAGTTCGCGTGATTGCTTTGCAAAGTCACGACCACCCGCACCAGTGCCTACAGTTCCGCGAGCTGTATTATATTCGGTTTGACCAAACGCAGCTGCAGCTGCTCTTGAACCGCCACCGCCTTTTGTACCTTTCATTAACTCTTGAGTACGCTCAAGAGTTTTATTTAAACGTTTACCAGAGGCATCTACCCCGTCAACCGACTTTGTTGCGTCTTTTAGCTCAAAGCCTACAGTTATTTTTGACATTAAGCCCCCTCCTTGAATGGTTAAGTGGCATATTAAAAAAATTAGATATTTTTCATTAGGACCATTATAGCACATATGGTCAAACTTGTCAATACATAAAATTTTAAAGCATAAAAAAGCCCACTAAATTACTTAGCGGGCTTTTCAAGTTTTTGTTTATTATTGATCTCTTGTATTCTTACACCATCTATGGTGCGTACAAGCATAGTTATAAACTTTCTATCTTCTTGATCAATTTCTGTAGCTTCTAAAACTTCTGAAATACCAATCAGTGATTTACCTAAGTAAATACCATTCATTGAATCCCACTCATCTCGAAGCATCCTATAGGCAATTAGTGCTTGCTGAACTTCCAGTGGAAAGTCTTCAAACTCAACTGGAATCTCATCTTCTGCAGGCTCATTGCCTAAAGCCGCACACATTTCAAAGTATGCTTCTTTGGTCATTGCAACACTGCTATTTTGCATATAGTTTGTGAGCAACTTAGTAACGTGACTTAGTTGCTCTTCGAAAAGTTTCCCAAGTCTGAGACCTGTTCGCTAATGAAGCCATCAAAGTTACTTGAGTTTTTCATCAAGTACAGTGCATTTTCAGCTGTAAAGCCTAGTTCATCATCTGGTTTTTGTCCAGTTAAATCAACTGGGGCAAGTTGCTCAAGATAAGACATTTTAAGTCCTGTCCAGCCTTTAACGGCAGCTTCAACGTAGAGTTGCAAGAACAAGTCTTCGTTAAACTCTTCGGCCGCTTGACGATTTTTAAAACTAGTTTTTGTTGACTTCTTACGAATATTAAGCAGTGTTTCACGACTTAAAAAGGCAAGATTAACTTTGAAACCTGGCATGCCGGGGTATTCAACTTCAACAGATTTACTGGGAACTAAAAGGGATTTTAAAGAAATTTCAGACATATTTTTATTATTTGTGAATACAACGGGCTAAGCACCATGCTTAGCCCAGATTTAGTTTATTAAACTTGTGGCGTTGTGTAGGTAACGGTCAGCTCATTGGCTGCCCCGATATCAAACGCAGTGCTTGCAAAACCTTGAGCAGTAAAGTTAATAGTTGTTGAAACAACTTGTTCCGCATTAACTGTCGGAATTGTTAACACAACTGCAGGCATTGTAAAGTCAACTTTAGTAGTACCAGTACCACCAATTGAAATATTCATGTAGAAGGCTGGGTTAACAGCTGTTGCTGAATTAGTCAACATCGAACTCATTAACTCAGCGGTATTGCCACTACCAGTACGCAAGTAAGCGTTTAAGCTACCAGAGATAGCACGTGTACTTGTAAAATAAGTAACAGGCTTATTAACAGTTGCTAAGTTAGCAGGTGTTAAATAAGTAACGTTGTTTGAAATTGTCAAACTACCACCAGTTAAGGCAACGTTATAAGCAGTACCGCCAGATCCAATGCCTTCGTCTAGTGTAACAACACTTAGTTTGTTAGCAATATAAGGGCAAGTAGTTACTTTTTGCAAGAAGTTACCAGTTAATGTACCTGACAAGCTACCAGTACCAATAGTAGGTGAAACAATTTGACGCAACACACCGCCTTGACCAGCCCATTGCACTGAAGCAATAGCATCCAAACCAAAGTCGATTGTAGCTGTGTTTAACACGCAGTTATCTATAATAAAAGTTGTATCGTCAACAATAATAACTAAACCAAAAGCTTGTAGTTGGTGCTTGTTGGAGTTTGTTAAAACTGCTACTGCAGAAGTAGCACCATCAGTCCAAGCTGCTGCTGCATCACCAATTGGCTTGTCCGAGAACATAGCGTTCCATAATACAGACTCTTCACAAGTAATTGTAGTGCCAGCATCTTGTGGACGCATGTAAGTTGTAAAGGTAAAATCAGCTGGATCAAGAGCAGTATTAAAACTACGCTGACCACGAACAGGTGTTGCACCCGCTTCGTTTAGTGTAACTGTTTCACTTGTAGTGTTTTGACTAAACGAAAATCCGTCTAGTACTTGAATTTCGCGAGTATTGCCAGAAGTAAATCCTGTACTGTTGACTGCACCAGTAGTTGTGTTAACATTACTTGTCCAGAATACTCGACTATTACGAATTAGATTAAATGCCATATTTTATTTCCTTGTGGTTAAAAACGTAAAGCACACCCACTAGACATTTATCTGTTTTGGTGCTAGCAACGTTATTGTAGTGCGTATCGCACCTGTAGGTTTACTTCTCCGACACCATAAGGCACTAATAGCCCTTCGTCGGTCATAATAGACTGAATCAAGATTTCAGTTGTTTCCAGATTATTAGCCTGGTCATATACTAATACACGATTATCATGAATACACTTTTCTAAGTCGTGTAGTAGGGTTTCTAGTTGAAGTTGTGGGTTTTCTTGGTCTCGAACATACACTTTTAGTGATAAGTTTAAGTAGCACCAAGCAAAGTCAGCTGGATGATATTCGCGAATTTCTGTGCCTGGAACTATGTATACAGCAGGGAAGTCTTGAATTTCATCCCAGAACTTTAGTTTGGCATAAGAGTTGTCGTATAAGTTTGATTGATAGGGCGCAGTACCATCAATTGTTTTTAGCTTTTCTGCTAGCGCTTTTGCAATACTATTTCGTTTACTCATATAGATATAGCCCTTAATTTATTAGCAACTACTTGAGAAGCAATATCTCTGATAGATTTACCTATAAGGAGTTTAGGGTCTCGGGTTTTTGGTGTTTGTTGTTTACCACCAGCACTAAAAGTTGCGTATGGATTTTTCATATAACTATAAAATACGTTTATTAAACCGTCACGACTTTGGGTGAGGTGGTCTATGTTAATAGTACTAGCAAATCTACCTGTTCTATAATTAAGTATATCTTTTCGAGTTCCGTCGCCCATATTGGCACTTACTACATCTTGTATTTGAGAATTTAAAATAGCAAGTAAATTTACTAAGTTTACTGTTTCTGGCAGTGCTTGTTTCTTTACTTCGCTTTTTGCCTTAACAACTTTTTGCTTTAGGCTTTTTAATTCTGCTTTGGTTCTGCGAATGTCAGCTTTAGCTTTGGCAGCACCCTGAACATTTTTAACAATTAACTCAGGCAGTCCGCCTATTGTTCCTGTATACTCGCTTTTTAATTTTCTTTTCTTACCACTAATAGTGGCAACTAGTCTGTCTTCGATTAGTTTTACAATACTTGGAGAGGACTCTAGTTCTACTAGACTTTGTGAACCTTCGGATAGTAAGCCTTGTTTAACGAATCCGTTTACCATACTATCAAGAGCTTTTTCAACTAAGCTTTGATTACTATATCCTACTTCTTTTAAGAATCCACGAATACCTGTATTCTGTTTGCCAACAACTTGTGCAACCGCACTACCAGCTCGTTGTTGTTCGGCGCTACCTTGCCATTCCATAAGCCAACTAGAATCAGTTTTACGGTACTTAGCACCTAATTTAGTTTTTAAACCTTTAATATCGCTAGTAACTTCATCATATTCTTCTACAATATCTAGTAGCGTATCTATAAATTGATTTAAAGCCTTTAACTCTTTATCAAGCTGTGCTGCAGGTACTTGGCGTCTAGGGTCTTTTAATGCTTCGCCTATACTGCCTTTTGTTCTTTGTAGTAAAGTATTAGCCCATCCATAGACATGGCCTTTGTCGTACTTTCGGTTCTTTATTTCGTTTAAAACTGTTTGAGATACATTACCAGCGTCTTGATCACCAGCATCTTTAGCTATTTGCTGTAAGTAGTCTGCTACTTTGGTATTTAAACTTCTGAAGTTTAAACCCTTGAAAATTACTGTTTCTTGGCCTGCGGTACTATGATAGACTACAGCTTCTGGTACTTGTAAGTATTTACCAGACTTTATTTCACTAAATATAGCAGTAGCAGTGGTATCGCCTAGTATACTAGAAAGCTGCTCAAGTGGAATTATCAAATCTACACTTGAGTTTTCTATCTCTGCTCTACTAGATTGGCGAGTTTGCTGTAATATTGAAGTAGTGTCTCGTTGACCCGACGCCCACTCTTTAAGTTCAGGTACTTTATTTAAAACACGTCTGAACGCTTCTGCACTCATGTAAAGTCCGCCATATACTGATCTAGCACACGCTTGATCGATGCAGGAAAATTGCTTGAAGCAACATAACTAATTTGTGTAGTATTAGGAGTGATATCGCGCGTACTATGTACAGCACCGTTATTCTTTGAGTAGTATTCTACTAAGTCAAGAACTGCTAATTTTAAGTCTGCAGGTATTACTTCGTAGCCTGCAAAATAATTTACTCTATAGCCGCTAATCTGTTCTGGGAATCCAGTTGGATTTAAACTAAGTACATAGTCTTCTCGTACTACGTAGTCTGTAAACTTTACAAGATTAGTATAAGTTTTACCGTAATCTGCGCTATAAGCTACTGAATTAACTGTTACTACTGGAGTTTCTTTTAATATAATTTGTTTAAAGCCACCGTCAAATACTTCGATTTTGGCCTCGTCGTAGAAATCAATGAAAGTACGACGGCAATATGTTTTTACTAAGTCGCTGACTTTGGGTATTAAGAAGTCGAGTTCTGTGTCAGAGTTTACACTTGTAATTCCTAAGTAAGCTTTGTATTCTGCTTTTGTTACTAAATTTGTTGCCATAAATACCTCGCTTG